CGCAACAAGTTCTCTATTCGCACCGTGCCCAAGTCGGTACGAGCCTCGTTTCTTGAGGCCGAATAACGAGACCCCTCCCAAAAGGAAGAGGCGGTTTTCCCGCTATCCTACTTCTCCACCACTGGTCCAGACGATACTCGTCCAAGTTTTCAGGCTTGGCTTGCTTCGTCTTCCTCGGACCAATACCCTGTATCAGCTCTTCGGTGATTTGCCAATCGGCATTCCACCTTAGAGCTTCTGAGGCGACTTCATGCTTTTTTAGCGTGAAGACACCAAAGCCGCAAGGATCCGTCGTAAAAGGGATCGGGTACTTAAAACCCTGATCCTTAACAACGGACAACAAGAATGTCGCAACGTTTTGATAACCGTTGTCGCGCATGTTGTTGATACCTCCTAAAAAGGAAGTATATACCTTTGCGTCCCAGACTTCCCCTCTCTTGAAAAAGGGTATTCTGAATAATACTGGGGTAACATCCAGTCCCTCGTAGGCGTACACTCCGCAAGATTCACGGAATGATGACGACCCTGTGAACGATTTATCGACGTTCACGGAGAAACCAAGACGTTGAAGAGTAGCGATGACTATATCAGTGGTACGTGAATCCACGACTATGTCATCACCAAACACAACTGGTGGCTCCAACCGTTTGCGAAACGGTGAGCTATCCGACCTGACGCGATAGATGCTGTTTAGTAATTTCACAACATCATCTCGCGAGCAAGTCCATGAACCAGTTGCCTTCCCCTGGGTGAACGACATGTAAGCATAGATGCTTACAGCGGTGAATATAATGCACTGAACGGGAAAGCATAAAGCTGATCCCATAGGTGCAAACTTATTCAACACTCTGATACTACCGTCAGGAGTTCGCACTCTAGACGTTCGTGTGGCGTACAGATACATAAGCCAATCGCGAGGAAAGGTCCTCTTGACTAGTTCTGTATGTACACTATCAGATGCCGAGCTCAGATCGATCGTGTCAGTACATAGATATTTGCTTCCATGTACCGCAGCCTCTTGATTGTGAGACTGATCATCTAGGTGTACAAACCTAGAGATAGGCGAACGATCAAAGGAACGACGGACCCATCGGAGCACTTCCTGTTGGAAGTACATCGAGGCATTCGGTTCCATACAAATGGACCGAGACTTACTGATGTCCTTTGGGACAAACTTCAGTCGTCCGAGCTCCAATGAGCTACCGGACTGTTTCATGGCTCTTAACGAGCCAAACCCCTCCTCGGCGCCTCGGAATGGGCGCTGTCTTTGGAAGGCGTAAGCCAACTTAGGCGTTATAGACAAGCTACCGAGCTTGTCGTACACCCCTCGTATGGTCGACTCCGACACGTTCCCTGTCCCGAATTTCGGTAAGAGAAGGTCGACATCAAGTCGTCCCACTAGTTCGGAGATGATTGTTCGCAAGGAAGCGACATCCTCATCTTTGAACTCAAGCGTACGTAGCGTCTCCTCGACCTCAAGCCATCCGCGAAATGCGGTGGAGTTGAGTTGCGGATCTATGTAGTTCAACTTCTTCCCAAAACGGAGGAATGTTAACACATATTTCAACAATTCTGGTCGACCGGTCCTGATCCATTCGTGATACTCCTTGAAAATTGGAGTGCCCGTCATGAAATCATGAAAAACTCTTGTTGAAGAGTCTGAGCCTGAGCTGAACTCCGAATGGAGGATAGCGTCGGCAAAGCCGGAAAAAGTCTTGATCACAACACGAATATCATTCGTGCATAGATAACGCAAAAAGCGTAAATGAACTCGAAGTGGTTTATGCTTCGAAGTATCATCAAGACTGTTAAGAGGGCTATCACAGAGCAGTTTAACGTAGGTAAAGATGAATACTTTAATAAAGTAGTCATTATCCCCATAGTTAAACTCTTGCGGAAGAACGATAGAGTCAGATGAGATATCGACCCTACCATTGTCGAGGTGCAGCCTTGCACCCCTTAAAAAGACCACGATTAGTTCAGCGGATCCACAACGCCCAAAAGTAGGGCGCTAAGGACAGCTGTACTTGGTACCTTCGTGTTGACCGTTAAGAAGGTCAAACTATACACGAAGCCCATCGCCTTGGAAAAGGCGGTTAAATCGTGGAACCGCTGACCGATTCCAATCTCAAAACCGATGAAAAATTTCACCGGATTGTAGATCGGGGCATCGATCCCATTGTCAACCAATTCTTGCGCTTCGACACTAAGTTCGATGCGCATCGTACCCTTCGGGCCTGTATAGGTCCGGCGGATCATGATCTTTGTATCGGCGGCCATATCGGTCCCCGTGTACAAATACCAGTTGGTGACTACCTTGCCGTCCGGCGAAAACACAGTCTGATAATCCATGAGTTTGCTTACATCAGGTAAGCACACGGAAACATCAGAGTATGTGGTCGGAAGGTTCGGTTGCGTTACGGTCGTTGGCATTTTGCACATCCTTTCGATGATGCGAAATAACACACGCACAACTGCGCATGTGGGCGAGATCGCGACTATACAGCCGCGAAGCAGTTACTTAAGTAGCTGCCAAACAAGTGCCCCAACGGTCAGGGGATCCGGACCGCGAGGACGTCTGAGAAAGTCAAACTTTGACTCACTCAACTTTGGTGTGCACCGCGTGAATTCGCGGAGATACACCTTTATGCCGAAAGGTTTCTCAGGGTCGGGGCTAACGAGGTTGTAAACCTCGAGTTCCTCCTGAGATGGATAGTAGGTAACAGAGTAGGAATGCAAGCTCCATAAAGAGCGCACAGCAAGCCATACGGCTTGGTTGTCCACCTGTTTAATCCGACTATTCATATTCGTAAACCAATCGACCACGAAGCTGAAGGGGAGCAATTCCCAGATGCGAGAAAGAGTGGGCAAAATCCCAAGACTATTCGCGATCAAGGCACCCGTCAACAGAGTCGAAGCATCGATAGCTACTCTTAGCTTCGAATGCACATCTAAGACTAAACGGCCAGGTCCTACAAAGTTCTCTGAGTCTAAAAACTCATAAGAAAAACTTCCATAGAGTGTGACGCGTTTAGTGGAAAGCAGCCTGCGAAATTCCTTCTCGAAATCGGTCTGAGTTAAATCATGACCAAACTTCAGAGTAGGCTTCTGCTCAAAGCGAAATTTAAGTATCGCTTCGGTTACATAGTCTATCAAATCGACTATGACAGAAGGATCACCTTTCGTTACTTTAGAAAGTAATTTGGGGAGATCAGGCAGGATAGGCAACAAACTTAACACTTCTCGGATATGCTGTAAATTTTGCAAGGAGTTATTCTTTATAATCTCCAGATGCTCATTCAGCCCTTCCGATGATGCTAAGAAAGAAGCAGGACGCAAACTACCGAGCTGGCTTTCAACCCGCTCCATAAACCACTGAGACCTGTGATTTATGTTATTCAATCCCATCATACGATAGGAAATGAAATTTGGTATTGCGCCTTCCACTGCTTGATACGGTTCCGTATACAATCCTGCCAATTGCGTTACCTCAATTGAATGAGGTTTAACAACCGGGGTGTTAACCCCTACAGCAGGGTGGGTCCAGGAGTCAAGCGTAACGCTTGTCAAATCTTCGTTGTAGAAGATTCTGGACGCATCAAATCTTTGTGGATCTGATGCGATATTCGAGCCAAAATATGGCACGAATCCCAATTTAAGATGGAGTCGCACGCTGAAGGTGGCTATATAGTCACCAAAGTAGTTGCCGTACCAAGCCATCTTATATTTGTACGATATGTCATAGTCAAATAGCTCTCCTGAAAAGCGAGAGTTGTCAACTAGGTCATACCATCTAAGAGTCAGAGGTCCATTGGGAGCATTTAAAACGCCCTCATAGAACCCATGAGTAGTGAGATATTCCACGTTGTTTTTATACAACTGGTGATAATCATACTCCGGCTCGTAGATTGGACCACTCAACGGACCGCCATATGTATCCGGAAATCTGGTGTAAACCAGGTATCCCGAAGCATTGACGTCCGCCTTCTGAGCGGTCATTAACGGATGTATCCCAGCAATCCGAATACAACGCCCCGTATTGGTGTCCAACCAATACAACTTACCGGGTACGTCGTCGTCTAGATCGCCAGTATAAACTGAGTGTCGAACTTGTTTTTCAACAAATTGGGAACGCCTATCATCATCAGTCATAAGACTGAGAGGTGAAAGAAGGTTTCCGTATCGACGCCAGTCTACATCGCGATTCCAGGCCACATTGGTAGGTCTTTCTGTAAGAAAACTCGTTGGGTAACCCTTTTCACTTTCGAAATTGGGGATACCTGTCTCGTGCGAAAGCGCGAGAGGACCGTTGGACACGGTCACTCCATAGGCAACATTCTTCAAACAGAAGAAGAGGTTGTCATTGGAGTACGAGAAGTTCCAGGGCGCCACATACGACGGATCGGCACCAGTGTTTAGGAAGTACTGGTTAGTCGACCAATGAGTGTAGAACCTCGCCATTGCCATACCTGATGTATAGGAATGGTACATAAGAACTCCTTTCGTTAAGCAAGATATGGGGGTCTCACCTAAC